GGTTTAAAATCACATGTTGATTTAAGGTATTCTTACGCTTATATGGCTTGGAGTGCTAGTGCTGTGTCTACAGTAGATGGTAGTGATCCTGAATGGATTTTTCCTAATACTGGCAAAGGTATATATGAAGAAGATTGGAATAAAGATGAAAACATAAAAGCAACAAGTGTTGGTACTACTACATATACAGTTACTAGACATAGTGCTGTTAACGGTTTAGTAGTTCCTCATACTGGTATATGTGTTGGATTTCACGCACATGGTCGGAATGATGATAATAACAATTCTTTTAAAGCTGGATTATTTCATTTAGAAGGATCAACAACAGGAACTACTAATAATGGTGGTGTTGATTATGGTAATACAGGAGTTACGCATGAAGCTACACTAAGATTTATAGCAACAGCTAATAAAGCAGAGGCTTCTGGTGGTGCTGACGGAACGAGTGGTTCTAATTTTAAAGGGCCGTGTAAATTAGTTTCTAATACTGATCCTTTAACAGTAAGTCCTGGAGACGTTTTGTTGCCTGCAATTATGGGTCCTGATGCTTCTGATGAAATATTTGTAACAATGACAATAATATTAAAAGTACCATTAACTACTTAAAATTTAAAAATATGCCGATAATTAAAGATAAATATGGAGCAAAAGGAGAAAGTTTAAGGTCTAAATTTGTTACACGTAAAACAAATAAAGCTGTTTATACAGACACAATAAATAATAACTTATTAAATACAGAACAAAGAAAGGCTGCAGAAGTAGGACTTATAAGAACTTCAGAATCTAAAGAGCACGCATTATCTGTTATAGATACAAGCCAAAGGCCAGCAATTGTAACAGGTGTTAAATTATCAACAGCAAATAAAGTAGAAAAAATATTAACTTTATCAAAGGGTGAAAGTTTAAAAGAAATTATAATAGCTCATTATCACGGTAGCGGAACTTCAACTGTAGTTAGTATTTATTGGAGCACATCTAATATACAAGATCTACGTTTTACTACAGTAACTACAGGTAGAATTATAGCAACAGATGGAGGTGTAATTTTTAATTTACTTTCAGATGAATTTACAGATAATTCACAATTATCATTTGCAGAAAATTTTTCAATAAGTTCTTTTAGTAATGTTAGTAAAGATATATATTTTTATGGTGTTACTAGTGTAAGAGGGCCACAAATCACACTTGTAAAATGCTAAATAAAAAAACTCCAAAATATTCAATACCTATATGGCTTAGCAACTGGGTATTTAAAGACAAAAAAGGTAAAAAATATAATATAAATATGCAAGTTGTAAAGGGGCATAATAAGGGCTCTATATTTACAAATCAAAAAACTGTTAATAAAATCGTTAAAAAAATTATTGGGACAAGAAAAAAACATACGTTGGTTCCAGTAAATTTAACACTTGTAAGCCAGCACGGTTACGGAATAGAAGATTAATTAACAATAAATAAATGTCACTTAATGATCAAATTAGAGAATATCTCTTAGAAAACCCACACTTAATGCGTAGTAAATACGCAGATACTGCTAAAAAATTTGGCACTAATTACGAACAAATTAGAACAGTAGCTCGTAGACTACGAGAAAGCAATCCTGATGTAGAGCCAGGAGAAAAAGAAGTTTTAAATTTTCAAGAAACTAAAAACACTGCAGTTGTAACAGCAGAAAATTGCACTAGAGTAAAATCTTTAAATGATTTATTAGCAGCATGTGAAGTAGATCTTGACATGTGGGAAGTAGATAAATATGATATAGGTACGTATGAAGTAACAGGTTTTGATAATGACAGAAGACCTATTACTGTTACTATGTTTAGAACAAAAGCTTTCTTAAAGCGCGTAAAACCAGAACTAAACTTAAAATTAATTAAACAAGAGCTTATAGAGGATTTAAGAAACTTAGCTCCTGTAGTGTCTAAAATTAAAAGAAAAAGACCTGATGATAGAAAAGATTTACATCTATTAGAAATATCAGCATTTGATTTACATTTAGGTAAAATAGGTATAAAAAAAGATAAATATAGTTTAGATATAGCTCAAGAACGTCTTTTAAGCGCTATAGATCATTTATTATATAGAGCCCAAGGGTATTACATAGATAAGATACTTTTTATTGTAGGACACGATTTATTAAACTCTGACAAAGATTGGCCAATTCCTTCTACTACAAGAGGCACACCTCAATTTAATTCAGATTATCATATAGATATGTATAGAGCAGCAAGAAAGCTTATGATAAAAGCTATAGATATATTATCTGAAGTTGCAGATGTACATGTTATGGTAATTCCTGGTAATCACGACAGAGAATCTGTTATGCATTTAGGAGACACTTTAGAATTATACTATAGTAAAAACGATAATGTAAAAGTAGATAACAACGATTGTTTAATGAAAGCATTGCCGTATGGTAATAATTTGATTATTTCTGATCATGGTGATGGACCTAAAACAAACGATTTGCCAGGTATAATATCACAAAGGTTTAAAAATTTATGGAGTGATGTTGATTATGTAGAAGTACACAGAGGTCATTATCATACCAATAAAGCTACTAAACTACAAGCTATAGAAGAGCTTAATGGCATAACTGTAAGAAATTTATCGTCTATGTCAGCTACTGATTATTGGCATGATAGTAAAGGATTTATAGGTAACATAAAAAAAGCGCAAGCATTTATATATAGTAGACAAAATGGATTGCAAGGCATATTAAATTACAATGTGTTTATTAATAAAAGACTTTCAAAATGACAACACAAGATAAATTAAGGCAATGGAAAAAATATAGAAGAAGATTAGAGAAGTGGGTAAAACATGTAGACAATTATATAAACAAACTTGAATCAAGCTATGAAAGAAAGCCAAGAAAAACCTATAGAGAAATCAAGCACTGAAGCTCCTACTATTTTTCAAATGCTAAGAAGCTTTACTTCTGAGCTAACAACATATGTTAAAAATGGCGCTCCTAACGTGTCAGAAGAAAACTACGAAAAAAGACTAGCTATCTGTAGAGGCTGTGAACATTTAGATGAAAAATTAATGAGATGTAAATTGTGTGGGTGTCTTATACAGCATAAAGCTAAATGGAAAACAACTACATGTCCTGATAAACCATCAAGATGGGAGAAAGAAGATATAGAGGTTAAAAAATAACCCCTAATCTTTATTAAATATTATAGATTTATTTTGATCTATATTTAATTTGTTTCTTTCGCCTATTATATTAGAAGTATACAGACTATGACTAGTTCCTATAAAAACTTCAGAGCTTGAACATATAATAGATTCTATTATAGCAAGATCAACACTTTCAAAATTATTTATATCAGGAAATTTAAAAGTAGGCAAATTGCTGTGTATATAATCTAAATCTTCTTGATTAGTACAATCTGTAGATATGTAAACATTTTTTATATTAAATTCTTTAATTTTTTTATTACACATATCAACTAATTCTTGTGATGTAAATGTTACGTGTGGTCTTATTTTTAAAAAATCATCTTGTCTCCAATGCACAGCTATATATGAATCACTAGGATTTTCTTCAGATATAGAAAAAGAATATTTTTTTAATTGTTTGTATATTTTGTAATAGTTTTCATTATAATATACTTGATTTCTGTATTTACTGTATTCAGGAAAAGTTATTGGTAATTGATTAAACGCATTCAAATGAAACTCAGTATCACCTAACATGCTTTTATTATAATCATCAGAACTTATTACATTTATATTTGTATTAATTTTAGTTATATCAAATAAATCTTCGTAATAATAGTATGAATTATTTAATTCAAATTTAGGTAAAACTAAAGTATACTCTTTAACATCAGCTAGTCTTAAATAATATAAAAAACCTGCTAGTTGTTTAAATAATCGTTCTCTTGGGTTTATTGTGTAGTATAAATATTTCATAATTTTTAACTATACCAAACACAATATATTTTTGCACCATTAGATGTGGTACATGCGAGTTTTTTCTTTTTTATTTTTTTCTCGTTTAGTTGATTTTTGTCCCAGTATTTTGGATTCTTGCTGTTTAACTTTCTTTTTTTCATAATTTTCCATATTTATTATTATGTTATTTTGTTCTTTTGCGTGTAGCCTGTAGCTTGCTATAGCTAAATAGACTAACAGTGTTATTATACTAATAGTTATTATCATGATTAAAATATATATCTAATTTTATTCCAGGGTATAACTTTATCGTGTAAATCTACAAATTCTTTTATATATTCACGTTTAAGTTTATAATTGTATCTGACATTTTTACCACCATATTGTGATACTTTAGTTTCTTGTATATTAGGAGTCCAAAGATCTCTTTCTGTTACAGGATTGTATTTTAAATTATCCAAATGCTTAGACTCGTTGTGCGTTAAGAATATAACTTCTGACAGAACGTTTGCTTGTATGGCCAGATCAACGTAGTCATTAAGCATTTGAAATAAATTGTAATAATCATTTAGCCATCCATCATAAACTATAACAGGGCTAAAATTTACATGAACATCATAACCAGCTTTAACAAATGGATTTATAGCTTTAATTCTATCTATAATCTTAGATGTGTGTGGCTCGTGTATATCTGCTTTAGATTGTGGCATTAAACTAAATCTTATTCTAATTTTGCCATTTGGATTAAAGAATATTAAATTAGGATTAACATATTTAGTAGCAAAACTACCCATAATATCAGGATGATTTTTGAAAAATGTAAATACTTTTTCCCACTCATGATGTTTAGCGTGTAATGCAAAATCTTCATTACAACTTATATCATATGTTATGTATTCTTTATGTGTTTGGTTAGGCTTGTCTACTTGCGCAAAAGCAGCATGACTATTTATTTCAGTAAGTATGTCTTCTGTATTGGTTGCTACAGCTAATCCTGTAGGTTTGTGACGTTTCATATAACAATAAGAACAATTATATAAACATCCAAAGCCAAAGCTAGGAGAAATAAAATCTGTACTTCTCCCAGACGGCCTTATTTTAAATGTTTTTCTTTTTATCTTTTTTACTTTCATGTAGTTCTAATTTTTCTAATTCAAATTCTAAATGAGCAATTGCTTTTTTTATACAATTCTTAGGTGTATTGTGCTTGCGGTTTGCACGCAATAAATAGGTTACAGCTGTACCACAATTATACGAAAGATCAAAGTCTTCTACAACTTTACGCGCCTCGTATTTATGATATTTACCAACATAATACATTGGTATTCTTGGATCTACCGTCAGATTCGCAACGTATCCGTTTCTACCTATTTCATAGTAATGCTCATTGTGTTTTGTCATTAGTCTAATTTAGTTTTAAAGTGATCAATTATTTTATTCATTTGTCTTTTGTAAAATAAATCAAATTCTACATATTCTATTTCACCTGAATCACCATTAATTGATTTAGGTTGTGTTTTTTCCCATAGCTTGTATAGTACACCACGCATTCTTTGACTAGGTGTTTTTTCGCTAAATTCTGCATTGCTGCTTGCCTTGTCTACTGCGTCTATTTGGTCTTGATTAATATGATTAGCTGATATTAATACATAACCTGGTTTTTTGATTAATCCAAATAGATTAACCATTGT